GACATATCCGTACCGCAACGTGCAATCTGTTCCAGTGCAGAACCTCGCAACTTGTTTCTTGCTGGTGTTGGTTCTGGAAAGACACACACCGAAGGATTGTTGTCTGGATATTTCGTGAAGAAGTTTCCAGAGATTCGAGGGTTCATCGGTGCAAATACCTATGCACAACTGACAAAGTCTTCTCTCTCCAGAATCTTGAACGTCTGGTCAGATGTTTTCGGATGGACTGGTGGTGTCGATTATGTGGTGGATATAAAACCACCAGAGGACTTCACAATCATCGGAACGAGGTTGAAGGAGTACAAGAACACAATCTCTTTCAAGAACGGTCATCTGATATTTCTGTCCTCTCTGGAGAACTACAAAGCCATTGACGGAACAGAATTCGCCTATGCACTTCTGGATGAAACAAAAGACACCAAAGAAGAAGCGGTCAAAGAAGTAATCATCGCACGTCTTCGACAAATAGGAATGTTCGTGTGTCACGGAAAGGTGGAACGCAAAGAAGAGTTCGAAGAGAAGTTGTCCTCTGGAATCTACAAGAAGAAAGGTGACAAGATATTCAACACAGAGAACGGTCACGAGGTCAAAGGATTCAATCCATTGTACATCTTCACATCACCAGCAAAAGTGGAATGGTTGAACCAGTGGTTCGGAATTGACGAACGTCTGGATGATATAAACAAACACATATTTTCAAAGGATGACTTCTATCATTCAAAACACAATGGAGTGTCCGTCACAATCTCTTCGACATACCACAACGAGAAGAATCTTTCTCTCGGATATATTGAGAATTTGATTCGTTCCTATGAACACAATCCATCGTTGATTGATATGATGATTTTCGGTTCACCGATTGCGAAGACTGGTGGTGAATGGTTCTCCAGATTCGACAGAACTGTTCACGTCAAGGATATCAAAATGAATCCAGACTATCCACTGCACATCACACTCGATTTCAATGTCGTTCCATACATCACACTTTTGGTCTGTCAATTCATTCCAGATGAAAAAACTGGACGGATGAACTGGAACACTCTGAAAGAATATTGTCTGGAATCACCAATGAACAACACAGAGTCTGTCTGCGGTGAATTCTTCTATGACTATGCTGGAATGATTCGTGGTCTTTATTACTACGGTGACGCGTCTGGAAAGAACCGTTCGACTCTGACAAAAGACATCCGTCACAATTACGATGTTGTTGAGAAAGTTCTTCGGTCTGTTCTGAACAATGATTCGGACAGAGTATTGAACCACAATCCATCACTGGTCAAGTGTCGTGACTTCTTCAATCGTGGACTCTCTGGTGGATATTCATTTGACATCAACATCCATCCATCGTGTGTCGAACTGATTGCAGACTTTGACTTCTTGAAAGAGGACGTGAATGGTGGATATAAGAAACCAAAGGTGAAGAACAACATCACTGGTGAAACATACGAAAAACGCGGTCACTGTGCAGACGCGTGGAGATATATCGGACTATCTGTCTTTCAAGACTTATTCAATGAATAAACAAGTGGAGAAAATAATCATTTCAAAATATGGAATTGCGATGACTGAATCGGAGTGGTTGAATGTTCTGGACACATACACTCTGAACGAAATTCAAATCATCTGGTTCGAACTCTTCGACTTGACTGCACGGAAGTATTTCCGTTCTTATCTTCAAGACAGAATCACTGGTCGGAAGTATGGAAGACAAGGTCGTTTGAAATAAGGACATCAAGATTTGTTTTTTCCATCTGGATTGTTTTATATTTGCTAAATTCAAAAACAGACAAATGACAGACATCACCAAAGGATTCGAGATTCTGACAAAGACGATTGCTCGTGCTGAAAGCGGACATCACAAAGATTATGCACGAACAGTTCTTCTCGCGGACACATACAAGAAACTAATCACTGGAGAGAACATCGCTTCACTTCTGATTCAGTTCACTCCACGTGAATCAAAAGCACAATTCGAACAGAGATTGAGGTTGACACAATCAGTCACACCAGCGATGTCCGAGAAGATAATCAATCCATTTTACAAAGTCAGTCGAATCGACAACATCCAGAAAGAATTGACGTGGGAAAAAGAGAACGCAGAAAGAATGGAACTACTTCACAAGACAATCGAAACATTCTATGGTGACGAAACTCTCGATGATTTTATGGAAACCAGATTCACACAGTTGACATTCACAGATGCGAACGCGTTTCTTGTTGTTGAGTTCGATGAATTCAATTCGAAGACAGAGAACGCAAGACCATATCCGATGGAAGTTTCATCAAGAGAAGCAATCAATTATCAATATAAAAACAACATTCTCCAGTGGTTGATTGTCAAGAAACAAATCACATACAAAGTCATCAACGATGGAAAGATGTTCAAACGAGAAGGACATCAATTCAGAATATATCTTCCGAATGAAATCATTGTTCTGAATCAAGTCGATTCCAGATTGAAAGGACGCGAATGGAGTGACATTGTCATCACAGAAATTGAAGAATCAACGAAGGTCAAAATCAACAACCAGACATTCACTGTTGAAGTGTTCTCTCCGAAGGCTGGAGAAGTTCAAGCAATCCGCATCGGATATAAACGTGACACGGAAACTGATGGTCGAACCTTTGTGAATCCATTCCATCCAGCGTTGTCCAGATTTATGAAGTCAATCAAAGCGGTTTCGGAATTCGATATCACAACAACCGCACACGTCTTTCCACAGAAACTTCAATATGTTGAAGCGTGTCGAGGAACAGAAGACTCCACGTGTAATTCTGGAAAGGACATCAACGGAAAGAGTTGTCAATCTTGTGGTGGTTCTGGAATCATCATTCACAAAACCGCGAGTGATTCCATCACGTTGCCTCTTCCGAAGAGGAAAGAAGATATGATGGAACTGGACAAACTCCTTGTGTATAAAACACCACCAGTTGACTTGATAAGATTTCAAAAGGAATACTCTGATGACCTCGAACAGAAGTCATTGACAGATGTTTTCGTTTCAGAATCTCTTGCGAGAATTACAAGCAATATGACCGCAACAGAGAAGGTGATTGATATGGAATCCGTCTATGACACTTTACTTCCATACGCAAACAAATATTCAACAGTGTGGAAAAAAATGGTTCGACTCTCTGCGACATTCACAGACACAAACAAAGGTGGTCTGATTGTCCGACACAACTTTCCAAAGGATTTCAAAATGAAGAGTGTGAACGCACTGTTGAATGATTTGACAGAAGCAAAGAACAGTGACGCACCAGAGTTCTTGAAGACAGAAATTGCACAAGATATCGCGGTGAAGATTTATGCGAACAATCCATTCGCGTTGAAGAAATACAAAATCAAACAACAACACATTCCATTCAAAGGAAAAACACCGATGGAAATTCAACTGGTCGTCAACTCTGATTTGACTCCAAAGGATGACAAAATTCTTTATTCAAATTATGAATCAATACTGACTGAACTGGAGAAAGAACACATCGAGAAAGAATCAAACTTCTATGACTTACCATTCGACAAACGTGAAGATGAAATCACATTGAAGGTGAAAGACTATCGAGCAAGAATCAAACGTGAAGAACTGGACGAAACTGCGTCACTGATGTTCGGTGATGGTGATGGAAACGCAATCGCACCAGACTTGATTGACACTCCAGTTGATGTTGAAGCAGAAGCAAAAGCGAAACTGAAAGGAACTGTCGGTGGTATCAATGGAATCCTTGCAATCAACAAAGCGGTTGCACTCGGAGAAATGACAGAAGAAAGTGCAGAAGAACTTCTCGTTCAAATATTCGGATTCTCTCCAGAGGTTGCAGACACGTTGATTGATAAGCAAGTGAAACCAACGGAATAAAACGATGGCGAAGTTCGATGACATCCAGAAGAAGAAAGACTCCTTCATTGAAACTCGTGAAAGCGTTCTGAAAACGAAGGTGTCTGGTGCAGAGAGAAAACTTCTTGACCTAATCGTCAAAGACTTTCTGGACAAACTGGAAGTTGAAAACGGAATGATTGTGTCCTCTGGAAAGAACGTCACATTGACACAAGCAATCGACAAAATCTTCAAGACCTTCGATGAACGAATCAACGCAAGTCTGGTCAAAGACTATGTGAACGACATCAAACAACTCGGTTCGTTGAATGAATCCTATTTCAAAATATTTGAACCGAACGCAAAGAAGTTCAACGGAATCAAGGACGGTGCAAGGAAAGGAATCTTTCAAAGACTCGGTCTGAACTCTGATGGTAAATTGAAACGCGGTGGATATCTCGCAGAGTTCTTGACAGACAACAGACAGAAACGTGAACTGAAACGAATCGTCACGGAAGGAATCACAAGTGGTCAAGGATTCAGTCAAGTCCGAGAAGCGGTTCAAACATTGACAGTCGGAAACAAACAAGTGCAAGGACAACTTCAATCAAATTATCGTCAATTCGTTTATGACACTTATTCACAAATTGACAGATTCGAGTCTGGACTTTATGCAGACGCAATCGGAATGGAT